GGCTCAATAGACAACGTTTCAGTAAAAGAAGTCGGACAAGATTGGATTTTAGGAAGTGGATGGAGTATTGGAGATGGTGTTGCACTTAATTCAGGTGGTGCTAATTTTTCTGATTTAACACAACTTAACACTAATATTACTATAGGTAAAAATTATAAAATTACTTATACAGTTTCTGATTATGTAAGTGGTTCGTTTAAATTTATAATGAATAGTAATACTACTGCAGGTTTAGAAAGAAATGCAGATGGAACTTATACAGATTATTTAACATCAGCAGCACCAGCTTATTCTTTTAGAACACAAGGTAGTGGTTTTAATGGCTCTATAACAAACATCTCAGTTAAAGAAGTAGGGCAAGATTGGACATTGGGAACTGGTTGGAGTATGGGAGATGATAAAGCAGTTTTTGATACAACTTCTAATGCAAGTCTACTAACAAATTTAAGTATATCAAGTGGTAATTTGTACAGATTAAAAATAGAAGGAGAAGTTACAAGTGGTAATCTAAAGCTATCAGGTTCAAGTGGTTTGGGTAATAACGAAGTAATTTCACTGCCTTTTGAACAAGATATATTACACGATGGTGGTGGAAATACAGTAGAAATTAGAACTATTGGCTCAGCAGAAGGCTTTGTCACAAACGTATCAGTTAAAGAAATAACAGACGATACAGATTTACCAAGAATAAACTACGAAGGGTTTAGTTATCAAGATTCTTTGGGGAGTGAGGAAATTGTAAATGGAGATTTTAGTAATGGAAGTGCTAATTGGGGAAACTATACAAGTGGGTCATCAACTATAGTTTTTACAGATGTTGCAACTTTAAATGTAGATGCATCAAATAGTAATGTAGGAATTTATCAAGAAAATGTATTTGCAAGTGGTAAACAATACAAGGTGGTTTTAAGAATAAAAGCATCTTCTTCATTTGATGCTGAAGTATTGGAAACACAAGGAGCAGCTACAGTATCAACAATAGGCTCTGTAAGTTTAACAACATCTTATCAAGATTTTACTTTTTATTTTACTGGAACTGGTACTAATGATATTTTTATACATAGGAAATATGGCTCATCAAGTGCAAATCAAAGCATTACGATAGACAACGTATCTGTAAAAGAAGTAATATCTGCAACTAACACACCAAGAATAGATTACTCAACTGGTGAAAAAGCATTTTTACTTGAGCCACAGAGTACGAATTTATCTGCTAAGTCTCAAAACATAGGTGGTTGGAGTTTTCCAGTAAATGTAACTACAACACAAGATTATGGAACAAGTCCAGATGGCTCAGTAAATTCAACTCGTTTACAATTTACTGCAAATGGGTTTATGAATGATGGCTTAACTTTAACAAATGGAACAGAATATACATTAAGTGTTTACGCAAAAAGAAATGATACTGAAACTCAATCATTTGGCTTTTATGTTAATGGCAATCCTACAATAGTAGGTGGTATTACCTTGACAGATGAATGGCAGAGATTTACATATACTTATACTGCTTCTAGCAATTCTAGCATTGGACTTGCTGGAAATAGCGGTGCAGATGTTTCAGTATTTGGATTCCAAGCAGAACAACAATCATACGCAACATCGTATATCCCAACAGATGGAGCATCAGCTACTAGGAATCAAGAATTATGTAACAATGCAACACCAGTTATTAATAGCGAGGAAGGTACATTGTATGCAGAGATAAGTGCTTTGGATGATGACGGTAATGATGGTTATATTTCTTTAAGCAATGGTACTTTATCTAATTATGTTTACTTGAGAACTACTGGTAGTTTGAATCAAGTAAAAATAGGGGTTGTTAAAGGAGGCGTTACTCAGGCATCAAGGTCTGAAACCCTGTCGGATATAACTCAATTTAACAAACTTGCGATAAGCTATTCTCAAGATTTATTTAAGTTTTATGTAAATGGTACTTTAATTTTTACAGACACAAATGGAGATACTTTTTCCGCAGGTACGTTAGATAGATTAAATTTTGATATTGGTACAAATAATTTCAATAAATTCTTCGGTAACACAAAAGGTTTAAAATATTATCCAAAAGCATTAGCAGACGTACAATTAGAAGATTTAACAACAATATAATTATGAATATTTACAAGACAGTATTTGATACAGAACAACAAGGTAAAGACGTTTTAATACAAAAAGACGTTTGGCAAGAAGTAACAGAAGAAGGTGTTACATCGATGCAGTATATCAACGGAACAAAAGCAGTTGTTAATATCGGTAAAGTGGTAAAAACACCTGGTACTTATGATCCAGATGGAAAAGAAATAACTCCACCTGTATATTACCCAGGATGGGCTTATGATATAATGAGTACAGACGACTTAGACTTTGGCTCAAATGAGGTTTACCCAGGTGATGCTTCAGCACATCAATTCTATGGATTTCCAAGAAATGCAGAGGTTCCACCACCAATTGAAGAAGAAGAAGTAATTTCAGAATAAATAGTGTAACTATATAGAAAAATAACAATTAAATTTAATCAAAATGGGAAAAATTAAAGAAGATCAGTTAAAGAAAGTGGTTAAGCAACAGAACGAACTAGCAAGTGTGTTAGGTCAAATAGGTGCTTTAGAGTCACAGAAACATAGTCTATTACATGCTATCGCTGATATGAATGTGAAGATAGAAGAGTACAAGGTTGAACTAGAAGAAGAGTATGGTAAAATATCCATAGACTTATCTACTGGTGAGTACACTGAAATAGAAGAAGATGAGTAATATTATAAGAAAGATCAGTATAGGCTCTGACTATAAAAATGATGCTATGCATTATTCTATAGGTCAAGAAGTTTATGGTGGTCATAAAATAGCTTATATACTACTGGATGAAGAAGATAATTCTTATAACATACATATAAAAAAGAACAATGAGGTATTGCCATGGAAGAAGTTTAATTCTAACATGGCTATATCCATTGAGTATGATCTTCAGTATTAATGAGAAGTGTATACGATTTTATTGTAGAACCAGTAGGAGAGAGATACGACAACGAGTTAAAAGTAGGTGATAAAAAACTAGTTTTAAATTCTAAAATAGAAAGTCACAAGTTTATAAATAATAAAGCTAAAGTGATATCTGTGCCAATAGCCTTTAAAACCCCTATAAAAGTAGGTGATGAGGTTATTATACACCACAATGTATTTAGAAGATACTACAACCAAAAAGGTAAAGAAGTAAACAGTAGTAAATACTTTAAAGATAATAGGTATTTTTGTCAATTAGATCAGATATACTTATACGGTAAAGATAACTCGTGGAAACCTTTTAACAATAGATGCTTTGTAGCACCTATAATTAATAAGGATGATCTAGAGCTAAAGAAAGAGAAAAACCATATTGGAATACTAAAGTATGGTAATAGTTCCTTAGAAGCTCTTAAAATAAACAAAGGAGATGTTGTAGGCTTTACACCTAACAGCGAATTTGAATTTGTCGTTAACGATGAATTATTATATTGTATGAAATCAAAAGATATTGTAATTAAATATGAGCACGAAGAAAACCAAGCTCAGTATAATCCAAGCTGGGCAAAAAGCAGTTGAGGAGTTAATAAAAGTAGCTAAAGAACCTATAGTAGATTCAGGTGATGATATAACTGCTGATAGATTAAAGAACGCTGCTGCTACAAAAAAGCTAGCTATATTTGACGCTTTTGAAATACTAAACCGTATTGAAGAAGAAAAAAGTATGATAAATGAAAGTGGTAATACTAAAGAGAAATCTTTTAAAGGTTTTGCAGAAGGGAGATCTAAATGATGTACGAGCAAACATTAGTAAAAACACTTGACGACTACATAAAACCAGGTATTGTAAAGAAAAATAACAGATACAAAAAGTGGAGTTATGGTTATGATATTGAGCATGACATAGTCATTATCAGTAAGGACGGTACTCTAGGTGAGGTTATACAAATACAAAACTTAGTCATAGGATTACCTTTGGAACCTGAAAAGGTATATAAACGCTCTAATAAAAAGCAAGAGCAAAAATGGGAGAAGTTAGATTACCCTAAAGAGCTTTTAAAAATAAAGAGTGTATTTGATTGGGAGAAATACCCTAACGTGTTTAAAGAAAAATGGTATGACTATATTGATGAAGAGTTTAAGAGAAGGGAGCAGGGTTTTTGGTTCAAAAACAATGGTAATAGCAATTATATTACTGGTACTCACTATATGTTCTTGCAGTGGTCCAAGATTGATGTTGGGGCAGCAGACTATAGAGAATCAAACAGATTATTCTTTATCTTCTGGGAAGCTTGTAAAGCGGATGTACGGTGTTACGGAATGTGTTATCTTAAGAACAGGCGATCAGGTTTCTCTTTCATGGCGTCAAGCGAGACAGTTAACCTTGCTACAATATCCACAGATTCAAGATTTGGCATTTTATCAAAGTCAGGACAAGACGCTAAAAAGATGTTTACTGATAAGGTCGTCC